AAGCTGCACGCCGACATCGTTTGCGAGCACGATCAGTTCGAGTATGACCGGGGCGAGATCACCTCGCACAAGATCGACCTGCGCCAGCCTCGCGGCGAAATGTTCGCGGCTTATGCGACGTGCCAGTTCAAGGACGGCGCCAAAAGCGCGGCGGTAATGTCCAAGGACGAGATCGACGCAATACGGAATCGAAGTCGGGCAGGGAAGTCCGGCCCTTGGGTGACCGACTACAACGAGATGGCAAAGAAAACCGCGTTCCGGCGCTTGTCGAAGTGGCTCCCGCTCTCGTCCGAGGTCCGCGATCTGATGGCGAAAGACGACGACGTGATCGACGTTGAGACGACCCGCGTGAAATCGCAGCCCGCCCGCGTTGAGCCGATCAATCCGTTTGAGTTACCAGCAGGAGGTGAAGCGTGAAAATCTACCACGACCTCGAACAAGGCACCGACGAATGGAAAGCGATTCGAAAGGGAAAGCCGAGCACCTCGAAGTTCTCCTCGATCATCACCGCCGCCAAGGGCGAACTCTCGAAATCCCGCGTTGAGTATATGCGCGAACTAATCGCCGAGTGCTTCGCTCCCGAGTGGGAAGAGTTCACGGGCAATCGTTACACGGACCGAGGCACCGAGATGGAACCCGAAGCACGGGAGTCGTTCGTTGCCGAAACTCAGCTCGACGTTACCGAAGTCGGTGGCGTATTGGCCGACGACGGCGTGACGTGGTGCTCGCCCGATGGGCTTGTGCTCCTCAGCGAAACCGAGATCCTGACCGGCCTCGAAATCAAATGCCCGTCGCCTCGCGTTCATATCGGTTACATTATCGACGGCGTATTGCCAGCCGCCTACAAGCAGCAAGTGCACGGCGCGATGGCGATCACCGGCGCGTCGCACTGGCATTTTTGGTCTTACTTCCCGAACCTCCGCCCGTTTCATCTAGTCGTGAACCGCGACGAATACACCGAGAAGGTTTCGACAGCGCTCGCTACGTTCGTCGGGGAATACAAATCGCAGCACGCGGAGATTATGGAAAAGGTCGCGCTCCCGGTTGAGCTGATCGAAGAAGAGGAGGGCGAAGCATGAGAGACTACGACTCATTTATTCAAAACAAGCGGAAGGTTTGCGCATCTTCGGGTTTCGATCCGTTGCCGATAATCGCTCCACTTTTCCCCTGGCAAGCTGAGATACTTAAATGGGCAGTGCGCAAAGGTCGTGCTGCATTGTTCGAGGACTGCGGACTTGGAAAGACCATCCAGCAACTCGAATGGGCCAGCCAGGTCTTTCGCAAAACGGGAGGAAGCGTCTTGATACTCACCCCTCTTGCCGTCGCTCAACAGACCGTGCGCGAAGCCGTGAAGTTTGGCATCGAGGCTTGTATTGCAACGAGCCAAGACGATATCGACCGGGCCGGAATATGGATCACCAATTACGAGAAGCTGGAACATTTCGACTGCTCCACGTTTGCCGGAGTGGTTCTCGACGAAAGCTCCATCCTAAAGTGCTTCACGGGTAAGACTAGAAAGATGCTGACATCGCTATTCGGTGACACCCCGTATCGCCTTTGCTGCACCGCTACCCCGTCTCCTAACGACTACACGGAACTAGGGCAACACGCCGACTTCCTTGGGATCTGCTCACCTGCCCAAATGCTCGCAACGTATTTCATCAACGATACATTCAATACGGGAGATTGGAGACTGAAGAAGCACGCCGAGGATGAGTTCTGGCGATGGCTTGCGAGTTGGTCTGCGTGCATTAGTAAGCCGTCGGACATTGGGTTTTCTGATGATGGATACGTCCTGCCTAAGCTGAACATGGAGACAGTCACGGTTGAAGTGGACGAGTCTAACGACACCGGGGACGACCTGTTTAGAATATCCACTCTTTCAGCAACTACGATGCATCGTGAAATGCGAATCACCGCGCCCGACCGAGCCGATGCAGTTGCCGAAATGGTCAATGGATCAAAGGAGGCATGGATTGTATGGTGCCACACTAACACCGAGGCCGATGAACTGGCTTCACGAATCCCCGATGCCGTCGAAGTGAGGGGGAGTGACACCACTGCCCATAAGCATAAGGCACTCGCTGACTTCTCAAGTGGGGCAAGTCGGGTCATCATCACGAAGCCTTCAATCGCTGGCTTTGGACTCAACTGGCAGCATTGCCGCAACGTGGCTTTCGTCGGCCTTTCATACTCATTCGAGGCATTCTACCAAGCACTGCGCCGGTCATACCGATTCGGCCAAACTGAAGAGGTCAATGCCTACATCGTTCAAGCCCAAACTGAAGGCGCAATCCTTCGATCAATAGAAACCAAAATTGCCCAACATATCACCATGCAAGAATCCATGAAGAAAGCCGCCAAGGAACTCACAATGCCTGACGTTGAATCTATCGACTCCAAGACCGACATCGAAACCCATACCGGAGATGGATGGACGGTTCACCACGGCGATTGCGTCAGGGTTGCTAAGACCATACCCGACCAGTCAATCGGGTTTAGTGTATTCTCGCCGCCGTTTGCTGACCTGTTCACCTATTCAAACGACCCTCAAGACATGGGGAACTGCTCAGGCATGGCGGAGTTTATGATTCACTTCGATCATTTGATTGAGGAATTGATTCGCGTAATGATACCCGGTCGAGAGGTCGCGGTTCATTGCGTTGATCTATTATCGACTAAGTGGAAGCACGGGAATATTCAGCTTCAAGACTTCAGTGGTGAGATCGTTCGTGCGTTTTGGAAATATGGGTTTCTCTTTCATTCGCGAATCACGATCTGGAAAAACCCAGTCACCGAAATGCAGCGCACAAAGGCGCACGGGCTTTTGCATAAAACGCTATGTAAGGATTCATCATCATCTCGCGTTGGCGTTCCTGATTATCTGCTCGTTTTTAGAGCGCCGGGCGAGTCGGTCGATCCAGTCAAAAAGGATAAGACGAAGTATCCAGTCTCGTGGTGGCAGGAAGTCGCAAGCCCAGTATGGATGACGGTCGATCAGGGGAGGGTTTTGAATCGGAATGGCGCACGCGACCATGCCGACGAAAGACATATTTGCCCGCTTCAATTGGACGTGATCGAGCGATCCATTGAGCTATGGAGCAATGAAGGTGACTTGGTTTATTCGCCATTTACGGGGATCGGATCTGAGGGATACGGCGCTCTTTCGCTTAACCGTAAGTTTGTTGGCAGTGAGCTGAAATCTAGCTATGCGGATCAGGCGTGCGCGAATCTCAAAAATGCTAAGTCACAGATGGGGCTTTTCGCGGAGGTGGCGTCATGAAAACTAGCCCATCAATACACGAAAACTCCATCGCCTCGTTCGACGAAAACGACCGGGAGTTGATATTCTCCAATCGCGAGCGCGAAGTCATCGCGGCGTTTGAGGACATCGGCGCAGAAACCGACCGAAGTATCCTAGCCTATTTGAGATACACGGACATGAACGCCGTTCGCCCGCGCATCACCGAGCTGATTAACAAAGGCGTGCTCCGCGAAGTCGGCTCAGTCATTTGCCCGGTCACAAAAAAGCGCGTGCGCGTTTGCGCAATAACTCCGCCGAAAGCGTCCGAGTTCCTGCCCGGCTTTGGAGGTGCGCAATGACCGCCTCCGAAGTAATCCAACTACTCCCGGAACCCGAGCGCCGTATTGCTTCACGAACGATGAGCGCACTTCGCGACCTCAGAGCGAACAAGATAAGCGACCGCCCGCGCATGACCAAGAACGCCAAGCGCAAGCGGTTCAACCGTAGCCTAATGCAGCGGAGCATGAAGAAGTTCGGAAACACGGTGGCGCAGCGCGAATACTACAAGCGCAACTCCAAAAAGCGGACTAAGCTGCCTGCCCAGCTAACCGTCGAGCCACCTAATGAAATTGTGGAACTGCGCAATGCTCGCCGCCTATTGTCCGGGCCGGAGTCGAAGAGCAATACGACGCGATCACTCATGGACGGAGCGAAAACGCCCAAGGCGTGGCTCCGCGACATCGCAGCGATTGACGACGTGCCGGTGCGGGCCTCAGTCGCTTGCGTCGTCTGGTGGGACTTCTTCGCGATCCGGGACCGAAGCGACGGGCGCGAATACTGGGGCCACCTCGACGCCTTAATGGCCGAATGGCGCGACGGAACGCCCGAGTGCTGCGTCGCTCATGCTCTCGTTTCGTGCGGCTATCACCCGCTCGATGCAGCCCGGCGATCGGTGG